GGCCCACCTGAGCTTGATGCTGACGGCTTCAGGACGTCCTGTACGTTCTAAGTGGTCATAGTCACGGGAGTCTGGTTGACTCCCGCGCAACAAGCACTTAAGTAAGGCAAACTCATCCTCAATTACTGACTGAGGAGGAAGGGCCCTAATGGTGTAGCCTTTGACTAGAGGCCGCATCATAGTGTGGGGACCTTCAGTTTTCTGAGTTTCGTAACCCAGGAAACTGTGTCTGCCTAATACTGAGCTAGTCTCCGCGACAGTGGGGAATGGGATTATTTTCCCAATCACCTTGTCGAGGTAAGACGCCACATCCCAGAATCCCTTCATGTAGAAGCGATTCCGGAGTGCTACCGTCGAGATTAACTCAGTAACGCACTCCTTTCCGGAGGGGAACCCTGTTTTGACGCGGACTGGTGTTACATCCACGCCATCATAGAAATCCCCACCGCAAGACTCTCTGAACTTCCCAGTCCAGAAAGACTTGTCGCGATTAACTTTTAGACCGAAATCTTCAAGCCTCGCGATGATCGGATGCACAAAGTCTACAGGGATGATAATATCATCTCCATAGACTCGTACCTGCCCTCTAAAGGCTTTTATAGCCTTTCGAGTGAGAGGTTGCTTAAGCTCATCTTGGATCCCCAAGAAAACCAAGGTCAGAAAGACCATGGCCTCAACAGGGAAACATAGAGCTGAACCCATAGACGCGAACTTGGCCAAGCGTATAACGCCATAGCCAGGTACGTCAGCCTTCCGTGATCTACAAGCCTCTACCCCTTCTGCAAAGTTGGGAGAGATGCTAAGTAGAGCACGTACGAGCTGATTGGAAACGCGATCGGATGCTTCGCTTAAGTCAAGCGTTGCCAAGGATCCAGTAATGGATCCATCCCGAGCCATATCCTTATTAAGGGATTGGTCTCGAAATCCGATAAACCCTCGAGTCATGTCATTAGACTCGAGAAGTTCCACGAGGGGTATCATCATACTCTGTTGAATATACTGCATAGCAGTAGGCTCAACAGCGATGATTCGTGGCGTTTTCATCGTTTTAGGAACTGTAATCACCTTTACGGGGATTTCAGCACCGGGTTCGTGGAAGTCAACTTGGTCCAACATATAATTGTAGCGCCAGTTTGGGATACAGTACTCCCCGTAGGGGAATACTGCCTCAAGCCGGGCTGGCCAACGTGTCTGAGCATACTTCATGTTACCACGAAGTTTGTCAGCCGTCGCACCTGGACCATGCTTTGGAGTGAGGTCGCTGTTATAGACATTCCTGTCCATCTCAGTGAGAACATCACCAAAAAGCAAGGCAGCCATCCTAGTGAACTCAGACATCATTTCTTATGATTGAGTGAAGTAGGACTCTGCCTCTTTGACTTCCAACTCACACTGGAGATACCTACGTATAGCCGAATCGACGCGCTCTTGCGTGCACGGCAACTCGATCTTCTTGTAAAGCAGAGTTATCTGCCTTACAGCGAAGATTGCATCGATACTTGGGTTATCCAGTAAGCAACCACTTGCACGGTTAAAGATGAGGTCGAGAAAACCTCCGAGAAATCGGGGGAGCTCTCCATTTTTCGCAAAACCTGCGAAGAATGCTGGACTGACCTTCTTCTGATCCAAACTTTTTTGGAAGTCGTCACAGAAGTTGGGCAAGGTTATCGTTAGAAACGATAACCCCTCATCCTTAAATCGCTTGCTGATGGTTTTTCTATCAGCAAGGGTGTCTGTGCAGCACCAGGTCCCGAAGTGTTCCAGGACCCTTATTGTGAGCAAATTCTGGCTTTTCATCCTCTCCTCCTTGTAATGGGGGTAAAGGAATCCATAGCCATGACCAAATCTCACAGTTTGGGATTTAGCCACCGAATCTCAGCTGAACGTATGCCCCTAAAAGGAAAACCAACCAGAATAAACATTCTCTGTGTTGAATCCTTAAAATATAAGGGTATACACTCCGAAGAAACCTGCCGCGATTATCGCGATCGCCCCGAGGATTTCTATCCTCGAAAGCGTCCCAAAATGGGTCAGGATTCTCCATTGATCAGCTTGATGAGATTCGCATTCGAGGAGGCGGTCAGCCAGGCGATGAGCCCGGCTGCGACATCCTTGACCTCAGTCACGGTGTAACCGGTGCTCGGAAGGTCCATATTCACAAAAATAGAAAGTGAATAGGGAGTATTCTGAGCCGGGAACAACGGGTCTGGGGCCACCTTCGAATGATCGAGGCGAACTGCCCGGCGAACACGCCTACCGTAGGTGTGATTGCTGGACAGAGAGATAGTGCGGTCGTCCTTTTTAAAGGCTCCCGCATTATCCCCGCTGCTCACGCGATTAAGCGTGTGCGGCGTCGCTGCGATAGTGACAGTCTGTGGATCTGAGTATGCCATGGCATGCTCCTTTCCTCACGGGATTTTCCCGTGAAGTTGTCGACTGGCGTAAGCCAGTCGGGTTGGTTAGCAGTGCGCTACCGTTACTTACAGTAGCTGTGGCGCGCGGGCTATACCGAGCGCAACAAGTATGGCCCACTGAGAGGGGTTTAAACCTCCAGTGTCAAAGCCAAACCCATAGGGTGTTGCCTTCACGCGTTGCTTGGTGATGTTTCCACCACCAACCGACGTTGTTACAGGCCCATATCCGGGGATTGTGCCCGACCATGTGTACAGATGTCCAGTTTTTCTGGTCTTCATCACGTACCCATAGCGCAACAACAGGTTGTCCTGGCTAAAATACGAAACGTTGGTCATTACATCACCAACGTTGGCAAAGTAGTCAGCAACCCAGCTCCAAGGGGTCAACTCCCAGAGCACTTCTGGAGTCAAGTCTAGGCCTAATAGGTGATCTGCATACCGGGCGATATTCGCCACTCTATCACGCGTTTTCGGTGATAGATAATAGGTATAGCAGCCCTTAAACCAGACTTGCTCCTCAGTGATCTTGTAAGTTGTCCTCGTTCCGTTTGCAGGATTAAGTGTCGAACTCAAACTAGGGTAAGTACCCTGGTTTGTGCTAACGTTCGTCACTTCCAGCTCACGGACAGGAGTGAAGTAATAGCTACGCCTCACATTTTTCCCAGAGTCTCTCTCAAGTTGAGAGAGAATCCGTTCCCCGTCAGAAATAGCCTGGAAAGTTCCAGTAATATCTCTAACGAGTGATTCCCAACCGAACTTAGCGTTCAGGTATTCTCCTCCGAGGGCTCGAAAGTCCTTAAGACGAGAACGCCAAAGTTGGGAGCCAACTAAACGAGGTAAACCCTCTTTTAGTTCGCCAAGGAAAACTGCGAGGTTAGCTTCCGTGCGCGTAGGAATTGTACGACTGATTGCCGTAGTCCCCAATGCATTTAGCGAATTAGTTTCAAACGCTAAGGGCAAAGGGAAATCGACAAGAGCAGTCTGTATGCCTATCGCGAGCCTGGGGCCGTTATAACGACGGCGAAAACCAGACACTGTCTGATCTAATGAAAACGTACGGATTTTATTACCTCCATACGGATTCAAATCAATATCATCCACAGAAACCCATTGGTCTCTGGTGATGAATCTAGATCCGACATCACGGCCCGTCCTACCGATAAGGTGGAACGGGTTACCTGTAGACACGGTTGCTTGTCTACCAGTAATCGAGAAACTCTTATCAACCACGGTTGTTCCGAGGAAGCTATGAGTCTGAATCTCCGAACCGACGAATTTGTAAAAAGGTCGGTCCCGAGTTTTAGTTGTCTCGATTGCTGCCATCCTGGCTCCTATGGACTAATGGTGTTCAACGGTGTTGCACTGCGCGGGTGTCAAGCCTCACGGCTTGGC